GCCCGCTGTTGCCTCAAAAATGGATGCCATGGTTAGTTACCTCCGTCAGTCAAGTGCGCTGGTGGTGGTAATCCGCACGATGCCAATGTTGTTGGTCTCGTACACCTTGGTCCAGTTGCCCACAGTTTCCAGTTGTGCCCGGGTGGGATTGGAAACGGAAGTGGAGAACTTAGAACCGATCGGGTGATACACGTAGTGCAGATCGATCGACATGGCATCGCTCTTGGCGAGGATGTCACGGTCGGTCTCGGTTTGGAGGCCGAGTTGCTCACCGGAGCCAATAGCGCCTTGGGTGAACATGTAGCTGGCGTATTCGGTGGAAGCACCGGAACCAGCAGTTTGAACGTCAGCGGACACGATCACGCGCATTCCCATGAAGGTGGGAACAGCAACGTTGCCGAACGCATTAGCCAGTGAACCCTGAGTTGCGCCAGAGTCAGGCTGACCGTTGTTGTCGTAGATCATGTCGAGCGCACGGCGCTCTTTCAGGTCGTAGTAAACCTTGGGGTGGACGCAGATAGCAGCCAGCTTGTCGCCTTGGTCGCCCAGCAGGGACTGACCTTCAACAACCTGACGTGCAGTCAGCTGAGTCGGGGTGTCACCGGTTTCGCCGTCAACGGCCAGACCTGCATAAGCAGCAGAGCTGGTGTCGCCCACAGAACCAAACACACCGGCCAGGCAGGACAGAAGATCCTTCTGACGCTGGTTGGCGATGTAGTCAGCAATCTTGTTGCCGATCGCAGCCATCGGGTCGGAACCAGCAGCCAAAGCGGCCAGGTCACGGGACTCGAAAGCTCGGCCACGATGCAGAACAGCAGCAACCTGCTTGTCTGCTTCGATCTTGCCGGGAGTCAGCGAAGAGCTATCTGTCAGACGCTCAAAATCGCCTGACAGGTTGGCCTTATAAAAAGGCACTTGAACGAAGTCACCACCATCTTCCGATGCATTCAGCTCCGCCATGGGCTGCACCACACCGCTAGCCAGGAAGGCATCACGCTGAGTGGTTTGCTCAATGACGTAAGGCGTAAATACCTCGGGGATGATGATGTCAGAGCGAAGAGTCGCCATGACAAATCCTCAAAAAAGATGTTTACGGTGTGGGCGTAACCCGTGCGGCTCTGCGTAGCTTTGCCTTAGTCAACATATTAACGGTTAGCAGCAGCTTTCAACCTCTCATACATATCCCGGTCCGTCCGATACAGGCGGGACTGCTCAGTGAGGTTGTAGGACTCTTTAGAGAAAGGATTCTTTCCGGGTGGCACATCGCTGCCCATGTTGCGCCCAGCTGGTGCTCCGCTGCCTTGTGGCTTTGGTGCTTTTTGCATATAGCTCGGCAATGACTTTGCCCATTCCCCAATCGGCTTGCGCTCATAGCCATTGACGACAACAACAGTGCCATCAGCCTCGCGCTCGATCTGGTCCGGTTTTAGCAGGTCCGCCTTGAATACGATGCTCGGATCATGCACAACATCGGCCAATGCTGTGTTCGCAGGTGCAATCAGCTCAAGCTCGCGGACTCGTGCTTCAAGCTCAACAATCCGCCTGTCCTTGGCTTCAGAAGCCTCGCGGAACTGCTGCTCAAGAGCCTGACGTGCCTCGGTGTACTTGCCTTCTGATTCAAGTTTGTTCTGCTCAACGTTGCGCTTGAACTCAAGCAACTCTTGAACATCAACACCGTCG